TACGCATCAGGAGTTTGCTCCGGTAAAATTACACCCGGTGGTAAAAAAGGAAAAAGAAAAAAAGCCATGGGTGGCGGAGTAATGCGTGATGGATATCATGGCGGTGGACTAGCTAGAAGAAAAAGAATGAGTTGTGCTTAATGCGAGCTTATTATTCAGAAGGTGGTTTAAGAAAATGGGTATCGGAAAAATGGGTCGATATCGGAGCTCCGAAGAAGAACGGGAAATATCAACCTTGCGGGAGAAGCAAAGGCTCAAAAAGGAAATATCCGAAATGCGTTCCACTTGCAAAAGCCACACGAATGACAAAGTCACAAAAGGCGAGTGCTGTCAAACGAAAAAGAGCAGCTGGTAATCCAGGCGGTAAACCAACTAACGTTGCAACATTTGTAAAGAAAAAATCATGAACCTAGAAAAAGATTTACAAAAATTAAGAAAAGAAAAAGCATTAAAAGAATCTGCTATTGCTCAACTTAGAAAAAGAAGTAAAGATTCTGTTGCAAGACCTAGAGCAGAAAAAAATATTTTATCAACTAGTCCGGAGATGCAAAAAATTTAATGAGAAAACAAGATAACATGCCGAAGAGAAACAAAAAGAATTTTCGTCCTACGGAAAAAGGTGCAGGAATGACAAGAGCTGGCGTTGCTGCATACAGAAGAAAAAATCCTGGCTCAAAATTAAAAACAGCCGTAACCGGTAAAGTAAAACCAGGATCAAAAGCTGCTAATCGTAGAAAATCATACTGTGCAAGAAGTGCAGGTCAAATGAAAAAATTTCCTAAAGCTGCTAAAGATCCTAATTCAAGACTAAGACAAGCAAGAAGGAGGTGGAAGTGTTGAAGAAAAAAAGAGCAATTAAAAAAGTAATAAAAGGATTGGGCAAAGCAGTTAAAGCTCATACTAAACAAAAGAAAATGCTAGAAGGAGCTATTAATGGCAGACCCAAAAAAGGGAACAGGAAAAAAGCCTAAAGGTTCTGGTAGAAGATTATACACAGACGAAAATCCTAAAGATACTGTTGGTATAAAATTTGCAACACCTGCAGATGCAAGAAAGACTGTTGCAAAAGTTAAAAAAATATCTAAACCTTTTGCACGTAAAATACAAATCTTAACTGTTGGAGAACAGCGAGCCAAAGTTATGGGTAAATCAAAAGTAGCTGCTATTTTTAAGAAAGGTAAAGAGTCAATTAGAAATGCTAGATAAATTAATGTACAAATTTTTTGGTTTTTTAGATAATGCAATTGCGTTTGTTGAAACAGGCATTATAAGAATGACAGAATGGTGTTGGCATACAAGAGTTAATATACTACATAAAAAAAGAAGAAATAAAAATCACAAATATTAAATGATAAATACATATAATTTATTTGCAGTGCAAATGTCACACTGTAAATTACCTTTACATATAGATATACTTAAAAAAATTAATTGTTTTGTAGAAAATAAATATAAAGAAGATAATACTTTATCTTGTGTAAAAGGATTTCAGTTTCATGAAAATTTTAATGGAAAAAAAGAATTAAATAATAATTTAAATACATTTTTAAAAAGTACTTTTCGTTTACAATTAGATAATTCATGGTTAAATGTTTTAGGTGATCATTCTTATAACAAACCTCATCATCATCCAGGCACCACTGCTACTCATTCTGGAGTTTACTATCTTTCTAATGAAAACAATGTAATTACTTTTGTAAAAGGTTTTGAAATATTTGAAATAAAACCTAAAATTTTTGATTTATTAATTTTTCCAAATGATTTAGTTCATTATGTTTTATCGGAAAAAAGATTAGAAAAAAGAATTTCTTATGCTTTTAATTTAATAAAATTTTAATATAAATAAAGGAGAAAAAATGCAAAATGAAGAACTAATAATACTAAATAAAATACAGAAATTCTTAAAAGAATCCTATGTAAGTATTGGTGATAACATGATTGGTGGTGGTATTGACAATATGGAAAAATACAAGTATATGATGGGACAGGCACAAGCCTATTTAAGAATATCACAGGAAATATCATCCCTGCTAAACCCTAAGAAGGAGAAAAAAAATGATGCTGAAAGACCAGAAAACGTCGTCGACTTTGAAAGTCCCAAAAGTTAAATCTGCTTTATTAGATAAATACGAAGAAGATCATAAAAAAGAAGTAGATGGATACGAACGTTTAAAAACTAAAGAATCAAATAAATTACCTAGACCAACCGGATGGAGAATTTTAGTTCTGCCATTTAAAATGCCAGAAAAAACTAAAGGTGGATTATTTTTAGGACAAGACACTTTAGAAAGACAACAAGTAGGTTCTACTTGTGGTTTAGTTCTTGAAATGGGACCACATTGTTATGACAAAGAAAAATTTCCTGAAGGACCTTGGTGTAAAAAAGGTGATTGGATTATTTTTGCAAGATATGCAGGATCAAGAATACAGATAGATGGTGGGGAAGTAAGATTGCTAAATGATGATGAAGTTTTAGCGACCATCGATAACCCCGAAGATATATTTCATCAATATTAATCATAGTAACACTAGGAGGAAACTATGCCAGACTTAGAAGATAATAAAGTCGATATCGATACATCAGGACCAGCAATGGACGTCGATATAGCTGAAGAAAAAGATTCAGCTGAAATACAACAACCTGAAACAAAAGAAGAACCAACAGTAAGACCTGTTGTAGATGAAACAGTACCTGAAGATAAAACTCATGAAAATGAACGTGAGATTAAATTAGAAGAAAATGTTTCTGAAGAAAAAAAAGAAGAAAAAAAAGATGAACTTCAAGATTATTCAGAAGGTGTTCAAAAAAGAATAGCTAAACTGACTAAAAAATGGAGAGAAGCAGAACGTCAAAAAGATGAAGCTTTAGTTTATGCTAAATCAGTTTTAACTGAAAAAGAAAAAGCAGAACAAAAACTTTCTAAGATGGAACCAAATTTATTAAAAACTACAGAAGATAGTATTAAATCTGGTTTAGAGTCTGCAAAAGCAAAATTAGCTGCAGCAAGAGAAGCTGGAGATATTAATGCTGAAGTAGAAGCTCAATCTTTAATTTCTGAATATGCATATAAACAAGTAAGATTTGCTGAAGCAAAAGCTGAACAAGAATTGTATAATCAGAAAAAACAAACAGAAGTTGAACAACCTCAAATTAATTTACAACAAAGACAACAAGCAGCACAAGGTACACCTGATCCAAAAGCTGAAGCATGGGCTACTAAAAACACATGGTTTGGTCAAGATTCAGCTATGACTTATACTGCTTTTGATCTTCATAAGAAATTAACAGAACAAGAGGGTTTTGATCCTCAATCTGATGAATATTATTCTGAAATAGATAGAAGAATAAGACTTGAATTTCCTCAGAAATTTGTTACAACAGAACCTACGGAAACGTCCAAGCCTGTACAAACTGTAGCTAGCGCTAAAAGAAGTACTAAAACTGGTCGCAAAACTGTGAGGCTCACACCATCACAAGTAGCAATTGCTAAAAAATTAGGTGTGCCACTAGAAGAGTATGCGAAACAATTAAATATCACGAAGGAGGTATAGCATATGGAAAATAATAACGATAAAAGAACCTCGCGTGCGAGTCAAACTAGAGAAAAAGAAGCTAAGAAAAAAGTTTGGACTCCACCATCAAGTTTAGATGCACCCCCTGCGCCAACAGGATTTATTCACAGATGGATAAGAATTGAATCTATGGGATTCCAGGATACTAAGAATGTTGCTGGAAGAATTAGATCAGGATATGAATTAGTTAGAGCTGATGAATATCCAGATTCAGATTTTCCAATGGTGGATGATGGTAAATATAAGGGAGTGATCGGAGTTGGTGGCCTAGTGCTGGCTAGGGTACCGGAAGAGATTGCGCAACAACGAGCAGACTACTATAAAAAGCAGGCTGAAGATAACGTTGATGCAGTAGATAACGATCTTATGAAGGAACAGCACCCAAGTATGCCGATCAATATTGATCGACAGACACGTGTAACCTTCGGTGGCTCAAAGAAAAGTTAATTTTTTAACAATTCCTAACCGCCGGATAAACTTAAATAAATGTCTATAAGGAGGACACAACTATGGCAAATAAAGATGCTGCATTCGGTCTAAGACCGAGTGGAAAAGTTGGTCAGAATAGAGACAACCAAGGTTTATCTGAGTACAACATTGCTGCATCTGCAGCTGCGATCTATCAAAATGATCCAGTTGAGATGGCTAACACAGGTACAATTACTGTAGCTGCTGCGAGTGATGTTTTATTAGGATCACTTACTGGTGTTTTCTTTACTGATGCAACAACTGAAAAACCTACTTTTGCGAATCATTTAAACGCATCAAACACAGCGACTGATATCGTTGGGTTTGTATCTGATGATCCGTATCAGAGGTTTGAAATACAAAGTGCTGGTACACCTGCTCAAACTAATATTGGTAATTGTGCAGATATTGCGTACACAGCCGGTAGTTCACCAAACTATGTTTCAAAAGTAGAAGCTTCTGGAACAATGGCTGCGGGAGCTGCTCAACTTAAAATAATCGGTGTTTCAAAAGATCCGGATAATAATGAATTAGGTTCAGCTAATACGAACTTAATCGTTACTATTAACGAACACTTCTTGAAACAAACCGCAGGTATCTAATAAAGGAGAATAATTATGGCGATATCACGAGGACAACTAGTTAAAGAACTAGAGCCAGGTTTGAATGCTTTATTTGGCCTGGAATATAAACGTTATGAGAATCAGCATGCTGAAATCTACACAACTGAGTCTTCAGACAGAGCGTTTGAAGAAGAAGTTATGTTATCAGGTTTCGCAAAGGCTTCAGTTAAACCTGAGGGTTCTGGCGTAGCTTTTGACAATGCTCAAGAGACTTTTACTGCTAGATACACTCACGAGACTGTTGCACTTGCATTCGCGATTACTGAAGAAGCGATCGAGGATAATCTGTATGACAGACTTGCGTCTAGATATACAAAAGCACTTGCTAGATCTATGGCGAACACTAAACAAGTTAAGTCAGTGGTGCCTTTAATTCAAGGTTTACCATCTAACAATAACTTCAATACAGGTGACGGTGTTAGTTTATTTAACACAGCTCACCCTACAATTGCAGGGACGGTAGCTAATACTTTAGCAGTACAAGCTGACTTAAACGAAACATCATTAGAGCAATCTTTGATTGACATCAATGCAATGACAGACGAAAGAGGTCTGAAAATTGCTGCAAGAGGTGTTAAAATGATTGTACCTAGTGAAAACCAGTTTACTGCTGAAAGACTTATGAAGTCTCAAGGTAGAACTGGAACTGCAGATAATGACATTAACGCTATCGCGTCAATGGGAATGGTTCCTCAAGGTTATAGAGTGAACAATTTCTTAACTGACCCAGATTCGTTTTACATCATTACTGACGTACCAAATGGTATGAAGTACTTTGACAGAGCGCCGATTAAAACGGCTATGGAAGGTGACTTTGATACTGGTAACGTAAGATACAAAGCTAGAGAAAGATACAGTTTCGGCTGTTCTGACTATAGAGGTATCTTCGGTGTTGAAGGTGTTTAATCACTAATTAGAATATTTGAGGCGGACATAGTTCCGCCTCATTTAGAAAGTAAAATAACAAATCCATGAAAAAATTTACAATCACAATAAATGCCTACGATCACTACGCAAGATTTGAAGTGTTATCAGAAGATAACGCAGTTTCCCTTGAACAAGCCATAGTTGACAAACTAGGAGAAAATGTTATAAAATGGGAATATATCGGAGCTAATGTATTTGCCTCTGATAAACACAGAATAACCTATGAGGAGGTTATAGATGATACAAGACCTATACAAACAAAAAAGGTCCTTGGAGTTGAAGTGGGAACAGGAGCATCTGTCTAACGGTAGATATACTCTTGAGATGGTTAGAATTGACGATAAGGTCAAAAAAATCATCACAGATATTAAGCTTGAAGAAGCTAAAGTCGCCCACAGACAGAACATAATTGAAAGTTCTGCTCCTGAAGTTTCAGTAGCTACTTAGTAAAAAGCTACATCGTTGGAAAAATTCCACTCCGCACTGTAGGACTTCTTGCACTCTACTTAAAACTAGTATATAAAAAACTTACTATACAATTAATTAGAACATAGACGCGTATAGTCGACGGCCTAGAGACTATGTTCGTAAACTAGGAGGATATAATTATGGCAAATACTACATTTTCGGGACCGGTAAGAGCGGGAACGATTTCAAATACAACAGGTACAACACTTGGAACTAACATTGCTAATGTTGGACAAGTTGTAATGGCTCAATCAGTGAAAGTTGACATCATTGGAGCTTCACATCTTAATCAAGTATGTGCAGTAATTCCAGCAAACTCACAAATAGTTGATGTTATACTTAATGTAACAACTGTGAATAATGATGGTGGTGCAGCAACTGTTTCAGTAGGAACAGTAGCAGATGCAGATGCATTCATAGCTACGCAGAGCGTTAAAGCTTTAGCAACTACTCACGGTACTTTAGATACAGAAGCAACTAATGTTGGTACAACTGACATACAAGTTCTTGCTGATTTTACAGGTGCTAATGGAGATGGTACAACTGGTGCAGCTACAGTTACTGTTATGTATTTACAAAATAATTCTGTTCAAGACGCAGCAGATTTATAATAAATAATTAATGTGGGGCTTCGGCCCCACATGAATATTTAAGGAGAAAAATATGAAATCAGATATTAAAGCAGTAAGAGTTACCGCAACAGGTTCTGTATTTAGTGGAAGAACAAGACTAAGAGGAATTATTTTAGAAAATGATCATGCTACTGATACACAATCTATAACTTTACAAGATGGTAGTTCAGTAACACAATTTTTAACAAGTTGTCCAGCAGGTGATGTTTTTTCTTTTAACATGCCTGAAGATGGAATTTTATTTGCAGGTGGAATGACAGTATCTGCAATTGGTGCAAATGTTGAAGCTACTTTATTAATAGATAAGTAAGGATATAAAATGGATTCAGATCAGAAGACAATAAATATGACAACAGTAGGATCAAATACTCTTGCAAGAGCAGGAAGAGCTAGAATTACTTCTATTCAAGGATTAGGTATAGCATCATCTACAATTATTTTTTATGATTCAGCAGATGCTTCATCACCAGGAACAGCAATAGCTACTTATAAATATGGCACTGAAGGATTAGAAGTTTATGTTCCTGGTTCAGGTATTAAATTTGAAAATGGTATTGTTTATAATTTAGCAGGAGCAGGTGGAAGTATTACAGTAACTATAACAGGAGCTTAATGGCAACTTCAGGAACTACAGTATTTGAAAAAAATTTTGCTATTGATGATATAATCACTGAAGCATACGAACGTTTAGGTAGATTTGATTATTCAGGTAATGATATAAAATCTGCAAGACGTTCTTTAAATATTATGTTTCAAGAATGGGCAAACAGAGGTTTGCATTTTTGGGAAGTCGGTAATAATGATATCACATTAGTTAATGGCCAATCTGTTTATACAATGTTTAGATCAACGTCTGATGGAACTTCAGATGCAACAGCAGTATATGGTGTTGATGATGTATTAGAAGCAGTTTATAGAAATAGTGACGCAACAGATTTTCCATTAACAAAAATAAATAGATCTGCATATCAAGGTCTTTCTAACAAAACAAATACAGGAACTCCTACACAATATTTTGTACAAAGATTTATAGATAAAGTAACTATTACTTTGTATTTAACTCCAGGTGCTTCTGAAGCTGGAAATAAACTTAATTTTTATTTTGTAAAAAGAATTCAAGATGCAGGAGCTTACACTAATGAAGCTGACGTACCTTATAGATTTATACCATGTATGTGTGCAGGTTTAGCTTATTATCTTTCTCAAAAAATAAAACCAGAACTTACACAACAAATGAAATTATTATATGAAGATGAATTAAAAAGAGCATTAGAAGAAGATGGTTCATCTTCAAGTTCTTTTATAACCCCAAAAAATTATTATCCAAATGTCTAATTTATCTAGAGGAAAATATGCACAATTTATATCTGATCGTTCTGGTCAAGCATTTCCATATTCCGAAATGGTTATTGAATGGAATGGTGCACGTGTACATACATCAGAATTTGAACCAAAACATCCACAACTAGATCCAAAACCAACTACTGCAGATTCACAAGGTTTAAGAAATGCAAGACCACAAACTTTTACACTTGCTTCTGGTGGAGGTGGTGGAATAGCTGTAGATTTAACCTTGCCAGCACCATTTTCTTTTAGTACAAATCCAAATAGTATGGTACCTGAAGATGGAAGTATAGCTAACTCTAGAAGAGAAGCACATATTAATCTAGGAACAGTAACGGTAACAACATAATGACATATTCAGAATTAATACAAAAAATTAGAGATTATACAGAAGTAGATTCAAATGTTTTAACATCTACTATTATTGATGGAATTATTAATGATGCTGAATTTAGAATTTACAGAGATGTAGATTCAGATACCAACAGAAGATATGCAACAGCTAATTTAATTACTAATGATAGATTTATTGCTAGACCAGCAGGTTTGTTAATTGTTAGATCAGCTCAAATAGTAGATTCTGATGGCGTAGGTGCTTCAGATAATAGAGAATTTTTAGAGTTTAGAGATACTAGTTTTATGTCAGAATTTAATCCTACTGGAGCTACAGGAGTACCTAAATATTACGGTATGTGGGATGCAGAAAAAATAGTAGTAGCACCTACGCCAAATGCTACTTACACAATTCAGTTAAACTATATCTTGAAAGATCCAGGTTTATCTGCTACAAATACTCAAACATACATAAGTCAAAATTTTCCCAATGGTTTATTGTATGCATGCTTAGTTGAAGCATTTTCTTTTTTAAAGGGGCCAAATGATCTCTTGCAATTATACGAAGGAAAGTATAAACAAGTATTAGAAGGCTTCTCAATAGAACAAATGGGAAGAAGACGACGAGATGAATATCAATCAGGTGTTCCTCGAGTCGGCGGAAAATAACTAAGGAGAAAACTATGGCTATAACACAAGCGATTGCAAATGCTTTTAAAAAACAATTACTAGAAGGTGATGCAAATTTTAAATCATCTGGAGGTGATGTTTTTAAATTAGCTCTTTACTCTTCTTCAGCAACTCTAAACTCAACAACAACTGCGTACGCTACTAACCCAGGAGGTGGATCTAACACTGAGGTATCTAACACTGGTCAGTATACAGCGGGTGGTAGTGCATTAACGGGTCAAAGTACAAACATCGGAACCGGTACAGGTAAAGGTGTTGCATTCGTTGACTTCGCTGATCTATCTTTCACAGGTGTAACGTTGACAGCTAGAGGAGCTTTAATCTATAATACTTCATCTGCTACAACTAATGCAGCTGTTGCAATTTTAGATTTTGGAAGTGATAAAACAGCTACATCAGGAACTTTTACAATTCAGTTTCCAGCAGCAACGACATCGGCAGCTATATTAAGAATATCTGGTTAAGGAGAATTAAATGGCATTAGTCGTAAATGATAGAGTTAAAGAAACCTCTACCACTACAGGTACGGGTACACTTTCTCTTGCAGGGGCAGTAACAGGTTTTGAAACATTTTCATCAGCGATTGGAAATGGTAATACTACTTACTATGCAATCGTAGCTCAAAATGGTGCATTTGAAGTAGGACTAGGTACAGTATCAGCCGGAGCTTTAGCTAGAACTACTATTATATCTTCATCTAATAGTGACTCTGCAGTAAGTTTGCCTTCAGGCACTAAAGATGTATTCTGTACACTACCAGCTAGCAAAGCAGTTATTGAAGACGCAAATAATCATGTAACTTTACCACATGATTTATTTATTGAAGGTGGTCTTATTGATCTTAAAAATGATGGCGGTGCTGTATCACAGATTAAATTTTATTGTGAGTCTAGTAATGCTCACGCACAGACACTTATTGGTGCACCACATTCAGAATCTGCAACTAACACTTTAACATTACCAAGTAGTGGTGGTAACTCAAAACTAGTTTCAGCAACTTCAACTGCTACACTGACAAATAAAACTTTAACAAGTCCAGTTTTAAATGACACAATAAGTGGAACTTCAATTAAAGATGAAGATAACATGTCATCTGACAGTGCTAGTCACTTAGCAACACAGCAATCAATTAAAGCATACGTAGATACACAAGTTGCAACAGTACCAACTGGAGATATTACTTCAGTTACAGCAGGTACAAATTTATCAGGTGGTGGTACATCAGGTGATGTTACACTTAATTTAGCTGATGCTTCTACATCTGCTAAAGGTGCTGCATCATTTAGTTCAGATAACTTTGCCGCTAGTTCTGGCGCAATAACAATTAAAGATTCAGGAGTAGCTACAGCAGAAATTCAAAACGATGCAGTAACTCAAGCTAAGATTGCAGACGATGCAGTAGGTGCAGATCAATTAGCATCTAATGCTGTTGTTACGGCATCTATAGTAGATGATAATGTTACTCAAGCTAAGATTGCAGACGATGCAGTAGGTGCAGACCAACTTGCGTCAAACGCTGTAGTCACCGCTTCTATTGTAGATTCAAATGTTACAACAGCTAAAATAGCTGATTCTAATGTGACGCTTGCTAAAATGGCAGCGAATAGTATTGATAGTAATCAATACGTTGACGGTTCAATAGACACAGCTCACATTGCAAATGATCAAATTACGAACGCTTTAATGGCCGACAATGCTATAGACACAGCTCAGATTGCTGCAAGTGCAGTTGAGACAGCTAAGATAAATGACAGCGCAGTTACAACTGCAAAAATAAATAACGATGCAGTTACACTAGCCAAAATGGCTTCAGGTACAGATGGGAATCTTATTAGTTATGACACGAGTGGAAATCCAGTTGCAGTAGCAACAGGAAACTCAGGACAAGTTTTAACTTCAGCGGGAGCTGGAGCAGTACCATCTTTTCAAACTATCGCAGCAGCAGCAATTACGTCTACTGCAAACGGAGCAAATAATAGAATAGCAACTTATTCAGATTCAGATAGTTTAAATGGAGAAGCTAATTTAACTTTTGATGGTTCTACATTGACTGTGACTGGTGCTGTAGTTCCAGGAGCAAATGATACTTATGACTTAGGTGCATCAGGTAATGTTTGGAGAGATATTTATACTGGAGACTTACATTTAACTAATGAAGCAAAATCAGAAGGTAACGCAGTTGATGGTACAAAAGGTAATTGGACTATTCAAGAGGGTGAAGAAAGTTTATTTATTTTAAATAACAAATCAGGTAAAAAATACAGATTTAAATTAGAAGAGATGTAGTTCCATGGCTTTTGGAATTACCGCATATTCAGAAGCACCTTTTAGTGCAGACGTTTCAGATGTAATTGCATATCCATCTGGTATTGCATTAACATTACAAGAAAGTTCTCTTAGCGTAGTTAAAGGAAACGCTAACGTATCTGTATCAGGTCAACCAATGGTTGGCACAATAGGTACTCTTGTTTCTGATGCAGGAGCTTTTGTAGGCGTAACAGGTCAAACTTTAACTAGTGCTTTAGGAACTACAACTGAACCATCTGCTGATGCTAATGTATCTGTAACAGGTTTTGATTTAACAACTAATGTAACTAATCTCACACAAGACACATTAACAACTTTTGCTCAAGCACCATTTGCTACATTAAGTCCTTCTACATTTAATATTCCTGTTGAGGTAGAAGCTACAGTTGGTGGAATTGTAGGAACATTTCCTCTTCCCATGTCACTTGGTAGTATTGCACAAGTTACCGGGGATGGTCTTGTTCCGTTAACAGGATTATCATTAACAATTCAAGAAAACAATGTGTTATCTCCTGGAGATTCTAATGCTGCAGCTACTGGTTTTTCATTACCTATAGCTCAAGGTACTGTTCAAGCGTTCACTGATGTTACAACAGATGTAACAGGAATTGGATTTAACATAAACTTAGGAAGTGCTGTTTCTATTATTAATGTAGATGTTTCAGTTACTGGTCAAGCAATGACTATGCAAGAAAATGCTGCAACAGTTACTGGAGATGCTATTGTTACTGAAACAGGTATTGCAATGACAGCAGCTCTTGGTACAGCTGTTTTAGATGCTAATACTTTGGTAGATGTAACTGGTCAAGCAATGACTATGCAAGAAGGAACTGCATCAGCACCAGATTCATTAGCAATAGTAACAGGAATGTCTATGACTATGGCTCAAGGAAGTGATTTTAAATTTACATTATGGAGTGAAGTTAATACAGACGGTGCTCCTGTTGATCCTCCAGGTTGGAAAGAAGTAGCTTGATTTTAGGTAAAAATAGAATAAAATTAAATATTAAGGAATTAAAATATGCCAAGTTCAACATCAAATAGTTTAAAACTTACAATACAAGCAACTGGAGAAAATTCAGGAACTTGGGGACAAATAACTAATACTAACCTTTTAGTTTTAGAACAAGCAATTGGTGGTTACGAAGCTGTTGGAATTACCTCAGGTGCAACACTAGCCTTTTCTGGTAGTTCAGTATCAAATGGTAAAAACCAAGTATTAAAATTAACAGGAACTATATCAGGAAATGTTAATGTAGTAATTCCTGATTCTATTGAAAAAACTTATATTATAGAAAATGCAACAACAGGAGCGCATACTGTAACTTTTAAAACAAGTTCTGGAACAGGTGTTACTTGGGGCACAGCTGATAAAGGTAAAAAAATATTATATTCTGATGGAACTAATGTTTTAGAAGCATTGAGTTCAACAGGCGCTTTAAGAGTTTCAGGTCACATTTTACCTGGAGCTAATGACACATATGACTTAGGAGCATCTAGTAATGTATTTAGAGACATATATACAGGTGACTTACATCTTACTAATAAGTTTAAAGAAAAAGGTAATATGGTAGATGGAACTAAAGGAAATTGGACTTTACAAGAAGGTGAAAATGATATATTCATGATTAATAATATATCTGGCGATAAATTTAAAATTAAACTAGATAAGGTAAAAGGAGATTTATAATGGCACTATACTCAGGCGGAACAGAAGTAATTAATGGAGGAGCTCTTCTTGTAGGTGGCATCCCAACAGGAACAGTAGTTCCTTGGACAAATTCAACAGTTGCAACAGGTTTTTTAGAATGTGACGGTTCAGCAGTTTCAAGATCAACTTATTCAGCTTTATTTGCAGTCATAGGTACAACTTATGGTTCAGGTAATGGATCATCTACTTTTAATTTACCTGACTTACAAGACGAAGTTGTTGTAGGTAAATCTGGGAGTAAAGCTTTAGCATCTACTGGTGGAGCAAATACTACTCCAGTAACCGCTGCTGGTAACGTAACTACTAATACAAATACAAACATAAACGTTACAGGTAACGTTGGAGGTTCAACAGGTAACGCAAGTTTATCAACTCCACAGTTAGCTTCTCACTCACACAGTTTTCCAGAGCTTACTAACCAAGGACAAGGTGGAGGAGCTCGATACGTAATAAACAGACAGTATGGTCCTCAATCAAATTATGGTACAAGTAACACAGGTTCAGGTGGTTCACACTCTCACAATATGAGTGCAAACTTTAGTGGTAGTGGTAATGCCTCTAGTTCAAGTTCAAGTAGCTTTAGTGGTAGCGCAGTTAACCCATCTATTTTACAACCTTATTTAACATTAATTTATATTATAAAAACCTAGGAGAAAAATGGCAGCACAAGGAAATTGGACAATAATATTTGACGACAGATGTATAATTAAAAATTTTGCAGAAGGAGCAAATGGAGGAATAGGTTATATTATTGATGACGAGTCTTTTTGGTCTGATTCTAAATTTTCAAATATCTGGGCTATTCAATATGGAACATCTACACCTACTGATGAAGTAGAGTACAGAGACGAAACTCAACACACAACTTATGCAGATGCAAATTTAGGTGATATAAGTCAATTTTCTTCTAGATGGGATGTAGCTCATTTATCTCAATTACAAGCTAGTTGGGATAGTGATGATATAGAAAATGAAACTGAAGCTGAAAAAATTGCTAGATTAGGTGCAAGACCTACTTCTTATTCTTCTTAAGATATTTTTTTTTAAAATCAAATAAATTATCTAATCTTAAGTCAATATTAAATATTAAACTATATCTATTATTCTCTCCTTCATAAGTATCAAATCCATGTAATATTTCTGGAGGGAATATATAATAATCTCCTGGTTTAGGAGTTATTTTTAAATTTAATTCAGGTAATATTAAATCACATCCTTTTGTTAAATATAAAATACCATGACAACAAGTATGTTTATGATAATCTAAACTATCTCCTGGTTTTATTTCATTTCCCCAAGCATCTCTAATATATTTTTTTTCTAAAAAATACTCGAACAAATCAGGTTGAGTAGTTTGATATTTATTAATTAAATAAGTTATAAAATTATTAAATTCAGGTTTATCTAAAAAATAATGCCAATCTGTCATTCCACCTTTTACATTACTATAGTTTTCCATTTTAGGATCTAAATTAGATTTTATAGCTATTATAAAATTGTGAATTATTTCAGGGTATGGATAATTACCAAAAATTATATTTACCGTTTTAGGATAAGTTATTGATATGGAATTATTAATAGTGTTTGTTTTAAAACTTTTAATAGAACTTATCATGGTTTAAGTTTCATCCAAGAAGTTAAGATATATTTTTCACCAGATATCGGTGGATTACCTCTATGCACATAAGGAAAACTTGCAGGCCATATGACTATTCTACCTTTTTTTGGTTTTACTCTTTTTGAAAAATGTAAAAATTCTGTTTCTCCTCCTTCTTTGACATCGTTTAAATAGATAGTAAAAACAAAAGCTCTGTCATTGGCGGCATTTATTTGAAGGCCGTGTTCTACATGCCAAACATGATACCCTTCAGTGGGTAAAGTTTTTTGTATTTTTAAATCAGTATAATAATAATCCATATTAAAACTATCCATTGCTCCTGTAGTATCTGAATAATGTTTAAAAGCCATATCATAATTAGCTATCATAGATTTATACTGTTCCCACCACACATCCATATTATCTTTATTTGCAAAAAATTGATTATCTTTTTTTACTAATGCACCAGAGTTTTCAAACTTTAGTCTATCTAAAGTTTTATTAAATTTGTGTTGGTTATCAAACATTTTTATAGCTCTATCACATTCTTCGGGTAAAATGTAATTATCATATACACCTATAAAATTTTCTATCTTATGTGTTCTTTCAACTGTTTTTGTATTTTTTTTTATTTTCATATTTGTCTCCCTGTATTTTTTAAAAAATTATCGTAAGCATGATTTGTATAAGGACCATTTTGATTTACATAATGAAAGAATACTTGCGCCATTCCTTCACCTTTATAAATACCAGGACGCCCATGTTTTTGTTCACAACCAGCATATAATAAACCTTCTCCTTCTTCTAATTCTATTTTTTCTCCTTCAATTATTAAAGGCCAATTATCATATTTTTTTATACACACCGTAACACTTATTTCACAAGAAGGTCTATCCATATGTTGTTTTAAATCTGCACCTAATACATAATATCTCCAATACGTAAAAGTAGGAAACAATTTTAAATTAGATTCTTTTTCAACTAAAGGTAATTTATTATCCAACAGACTCATCATTAATGGATCATTATACCAAGAAGGTGAAAAAGATTGTGGATCTATTATGTAGTCTTTATTTAAATCTAATTTGTTATAACAATACTTTTGAATTACTTGCAATTCTTTTTTTAAAAAAAAGTTTTTTATTAATTTATAATTTACTGCAGCCATGCAACTATACTATACCTTGTTCCTTTCGTAATAGGTTGAATACCATGAGGATACATAAAATTACTTGGAAAAAATACAACTGAACCT